TTACTGGTTAACGTTCATCATCATATTGTAATGTTGCGTCTGATCGGTAGCTGTAAATATCTTCTCGAACACAGTTCTTATCTGTTGCGGCTCAATAGCGGAAGCATCGAAGAACAGACCATCATTGAAACCGCGCGCTCCGATGTTCAGAACCGCAAGCATAGCCGCTGCCACATTGTAGTCGGTTTTATCGATAGAACCATCCGAAAGCGTAGTTTCAAAGCGATGTCGGTTCTTTTCCAACAAATCGGTTCGCAGATCACCGCTGGAATAACCACATATCTGAAGGTAGTAGTATTCCAGAATGCGTCGCGTCACGTTGATAAGTGCAATCGAATCGGTTGCCGTTCTGTACTCTTCCCAAAGGGAGTCATATGTGTTTTTCACAGGCGAGAAATTGACCTTCCCGCCTCCAACGCGCTCATCGGGGCGCGTGCATTCAATGATATATGACTGGTTGTTCTCGCGCTTCTTCAGCTCGTATATTCCGACGCACTCATTTTCCGCGATTCTGTTATATGAGACTTCTTTAAAGAAGAATGGGTTGTGTGTCAGGCAGAAGAATTGTTTGATGTGGTCGTTCTGACTGCCGTGTTCTGTCATCCGGTAGTTGTTATAGCAGATGGCAATCAAATCGCGAACGAGAGACGCCACAGTAAACATACTGCTGCTGTCCATGCTGGAAACTGGATCGTCGATGACCACGATTTTATTGACGGTTTTTCCGTCATCTGACTGGCTGCCGACGACCATGTGATAGAAGTAGAGGAACGCGATGAAGTGGCGTTCACCCTCGCTGAGCCCTTTTGCGACCTTCTCGTCGGTTTCCCGTATAAGCTCGTAGACATACTGAGCGCCCGGCTTTTCTCGCAGGTAAAAGCCTTGGAATCCGGCGGCTTTCAAAAGCGTGTTGATGCTGTCCTTGGCGGCGGTCGTGTTCACAGTCTGCTGATTCAAACGCCCGATATCAGCTTGGAGAGCATTGGAGGCCTCCTTCGCTGCGCTCAGTTCACTGCTAAGCCTTTCAACATCAGCGGTGTGCCGTTCTATTCCGCTTTTATGTACAGCAACCTCAGACTGGCAAATAAAGGCCATGAGTTGCCAAACCTGTGTAATGCAATCCTGTTGCTTTTTGCCCCTTGCATCGATAACGGCGTTATACTCTTTGATTTTCGCGTTGATCTGCTCAATTACACCGTTGATGTCGAGCAGAATATCCGACAAATCAGAAAGGGTGACAGTCTTTGCAGGATCGTCAGTTTTCTGTTTCAGAAGGGTAACATTGTTTTGCGCCCGCTCCATGAACAGGTCGAATTTAGTCTTGTACTCCGAAAGCAACTCGCAGGTGAACGAATTCTTACTGTTCTCGGTGAGAATGGCGTGTATTGTGTTCAGCGCGGCTCTGTACGTCGCCACGAACTGCTCCAGCTCGGTAACGCTCTTTTTATACTGCTCGTCGAAACAGGATGCAAGGTCAGTCTCAAATGTGTCCGGCAAGTCCTGCTGGCAATACGGACATTTATTTCCCGCTTCGTGTTGGTATGCTTTATGCCCTTGGCTGAGCCAGCCGGTGGCGTTCAGTGTACGGACGAAGCTCGCAAAGGCAGAATCGCTGCTACCGACGATAGACTCCTCCAAAAGTGGCGATGCGGGAATGGTGGAAATATCGACGGGTTTGTATTCGGAGAACCTTGTGTCTGATGCACCATAAGCAACCGCGTGAAGCTGTGCGAGAGCCGCTTCGTCTATATCTACCGGCGAGCAGGTTTCCAAATGGGCGACAAATTTCTTCTTGTCGCGTGTATATCCGGCCTGCGTCTCCTTATACCGCGTTCTGACGGTCTCGGTCATGTCCCATACAGATTTCTCGTATGCGGCATCGACCTTTTTTTGTTTTTCTCTCTCCTCGGTGATCGTGCCGTCGATGGATTTGATTTTGGCATCAATAGCTCGTCTTTCGGCCGTCTTTTTATCGACCTCGGCTTTAATCTCCGCATTCTGTTGGGTGATTGTGAAAACGCCGGGAATGTTGCCATAGCTCTGGATGTTGTCAGCAATGAATTCCTCATTATACACCATAAGCTCATAGTCGCTGGAAGCCGCGCCGGAAACCCATTCTGTTGCGGCTGGAACGCCTATGTTCTTGGCGAGAGTAGATTTGCCGGTTCCATTGTTGCCGAAGAAAAAGTTGATAAGCGTCGGCTCAAACGACACCCCGGAGAAGGTATGGTCGTTCAGCGTGATTTTTTGAATTGCCGTCTTTATCCTGTTTTCCATATTCGCTCCTTTCCGTATTGCGTCTTTATTCGATATCGATGTGCAACCGCGCCATTGCATCGATCAAATTACAGTTTTTGATCGCCCAGTGTTCTTCGTCAAGCTCATTTCGCAATGATGCGTGCGCCATACCAAGCAACCCGATGTTCTGATTCAAAAGCTGCTGCTGGATACCTTGGAAGCCGGAGAAGCATATCTTAATCGTCTCGCCTTGTACCCGCATATCAGTAATGCGGCCGAGAAGCGCCGGATGGCTTGCTTCGGTATAACCAAAGTGCATATTCCTTTTAGCGAAGATACACGGCATACTCGCGAGCTCGGTAACTACGGCTGGCGTAAGGTCAATATACCGCTCCTTATGCTCTGAGCCGGTGTACTTCCGCAGTGCGCAGCTCTTAGCGATGGAGAAAGCACCGCAGTTGTAATCCTCGTTCTCAAGGACGAACAAGCAGTAGCTCTTTTGGCTCAGAGAAGCCCATTCCAGCTTATGACTCACTTTTTGTGGTACTGGTTGCGCGGCAAACATCGACATAAGTCCCTGCACCAGCTCTGGCGTGGCACAGTTGATATTCAGGTTTATGGTCCCAGCGTTCGTACCGACTTGAACTCCGGAGCCGGTATTTACCATCCCCTGTGTAACAGTTGGAAAGGATACGGCAGTTGGCTGTATAGCGACTGAGATTATTTCATTTTCATCTGTCATTCTCTCACCCCCACATAGAAACCCCTGCATCCTGCAACACCTGTAACAGGTTAATATTCTTTATTGTCCAATGCGTTCTGTACGATTCAAAGCCGTTCACCGTATCAAGCGCGTATTCGTTCTCAAGCAATATCTTTATCGGGATAGGAAAGAAGCGCTGGTAGTAGACCATCACACCGTTTTGCTGTTTACGGATGTCAGTTACAAACGCAAATGCGGCGTTTTTATCGCTTGGCGTGGTTTTACAGTATTCATCAACGATAATAGACGGAAATCTCTTTATTTCTGCTATTGCACTATCATCCAAAGGGGCAAAGCGTGTTGAGAGTTCAGGCGTCATATACTCGGTCAGAACGCGGTCTTTCGGCACTAGCAGATGGTCGGAGGTAAATGGGTCAAAGCCGACAAATAGATTATAGTAATTGGTGTTGGCAGGCCGCTGCAGGCCGTTCGCACCAGTTATTATCAAGTTAACCGTTGGTGAAAATGTGTCGGCGTGTCCGACCTGAACACCCTTCCCGTAGTTGTTGTATGTAGTCACTCCCCGCACGGCCGGTTCTGTACCGCCCACAGTGGTTTTAAGCTTGTCCTCCATACGCATTTCCTCAATTAATGTTGATCGTCAGAGTTCCGTTGAGCTCTTCGATCTGTACACCTTTACCGTAATTATTCATAATGACCTGCTTCGTAGTTTTAGGCACTTGTTTTTCCTGCTCAGAGCCGGGATCCTCCGCATCAGTAGAAGCTTCATCAACAATTTCAGCTTCGACAGTGGGTGCGGCTGTTCCTTCAGACGGTTCTGGCTCTGTGGTCTTAATTGGAACAACGGCGGAATATACCCGTTCTACGCATATCCCGGAATACTTAGGAGTCCAACTCTGTATTGTACTGCGACCGGGAAGGTTGTCTGGCCGATTCATCAGGATGTAGTGCCAAACTCCAATGAGGAACGCCTGAAAGCAAATTGCTGTAGCTGTAAGTAGCTGTGCCTTTGTTGAAGATGAGCCATCTTCATTTATGTAGAACACGGCTGTTTCCGGTATATCTTCATCATCTTTGATTATCTCGATGAGTTCCTGAACAAGGTACTCGTCTTTTTTTGTCTCCGTTCCTGTCTCAAGAAAGCCATGGGTGAACGTAATCATGCGCGTGAGCGCTTTTGTGTAATCATTTCGGACGCACTCATCAAAAGCACGCACCTCCGCCGAATCTGCTGCGAATGGCAAATAGATACCGCAGTTTTTTCGGCAGTTCTTATACGATGAGGTATTTTCTTTAAATGTGTTACCAGCGGGCGCAGTGAAGTTGGGGCTCATTGCCTTTATGAACGCCAGCATAGTTTCCGGGTCGGAAAGACCGTCGTGGTCGCCCATGTAATGCTCGCGCACACCGTTTCTTGACGGACGCGCTTTCATAAGCCGGGTCAAAAAGACTCCGCCGCACAAATATGGAATACTCTGGTTTGGCATCGTCTCTCCTCCTTAAAAACTAATATCGTTGCTAACGCTACTATCGCTGCTAACCATAGCGCAACAACCTTGCCAACTATTGGATAGCTCCTGTGAGAGATCACAGGGGCTTTTTTCCTTCCTGTGATTTCTCAACAAAAATCGCAGGAGGGAAAATCCATGTCAACCAATGAAAATCACCCGCAAATCCGAGAGCACTACATCTACGATCCCGCCACCAAGCAGCGCATTCCCGTCAGCGACGAAGTCTACAACGAGTTCTACCGCCCGATCTGGAACACCTTCCGCAAGGCGCACCGTCACGGCTGCTGTTCCTGCCCCGGAAGTAAATGGTGGTTATGCGGTGGCGACTGTGCCGTTTGTAAGTACCGTACCGCCGGGGACAGCCTTTCACTCGACCACGAGCAGGAGGTGGTTGGCGACATCCGAGAGGATGCGTCCGCCGATCTTGACGGCTTCGTGATCGACCGCATCGTATTTGAGCAGCTGCTCAAGCGTCTGGACGAGCTGATGCCGGAAGCCCGCCACATTGGAGAGCTCCGCCTCGACGGTTTTTCAGACAGCGACATCGCCAATATCATCGGCATCCCGCGCACGACATTCCACTCAAGGCTCAAGAGAGCCAAAGCCCAGCTCCACGACGAATACGATGACATCTTCTAATTAATACCCGCGGCTCTCCGGCTGCCGATGTTCGGTGGCCGGGGAGCTTTCTTGTTTGTCTTAATAGAATGTCAGTTCTTTACTTTTTCGTTTTACATCTTCAGCAAAGGTTTTTTTTAATGCTACTAATGGCTCCTATTTTTGCCATCATCCGCTATGCACTTTTGGAGACCTTTTTCTGCATTCCTATTTTACCGAAAACAGGAGAGCACCCTGCAGAACTTTCCGGGCAGCTTAGGAGTTGTGCTTTTCATTCTCGGATTCCTCCTTTTCTGTGGATACTGGCTTGACCTCCATAATATCGGACACATCGCAATTTAACGCGTTGCAGATTTTCACGAGAATATCCGTATTGACATTTTCGCTTTTCCCCAGCTTGGCAAGCGAGGAGGGGCTGATACCGGCCGAAACACACAGATCTTTCTTTTTTATATCACGGTCGATAAGCAGTTTCCACAGCTTTTTATAGCTAACTGACATAGGCATCCTCCTAAATTTGGATATTCGTATTATACAACGTTACTGTCGAATTCTCAAATATATTTGGGAGAAATCAAAGAAAAATCCGAGATGATGTCATAAGTCCGCATATATATGGGTCTATGGAATTGTGGAGCTGGCCCCCTCACTTATTTCCACGTTGAGCAAGGGGCCAGCAGAAAAAATTTTACTTTTCCATGAGCTTTTTCAATTTCGCCAGGATCTTTATCTTCCGGTCATGAATGGTCCGCTGCGGAATACTAGCTTCTCTGGACACCTGATGCTCACTTTTACTTTTGAAAAACAGAGCAGTGATCAATTCCTGTTCCTCCGTGCTGAGGTGGTTAAGGCAGGTTAGCATTTTTTCGATCATCACGGCCTTAATCGCGGCATCGTCCACATCTTCGTCATCGGAGGGAAACTGCTTGTTTCCCTCCAGAAGCCGTTCGTATGAGTCTTCTCGGCTGGGGAGATATGTAACAGTTCCGCTGGTGGAATCGATTCGGCATCGCTCGGCTTTGATGTCATACTGCAGGTATTCCATCTGACGGTCGTTTTTCTCCAAAACGTCGATGATCCCTTTGCTCACATCGAGATATTTTGCTTGATAATCCGTTATTTTCTGATATTTTGCCATAGTGTCTGTCATCCATCTCGTGATTGTTGAAATCTGAAAATGAAAAATAAGCGACGGAACTCGGCAGCATGATATAACTGCAAGCAAAAAAACAGGAACGTACTTGTGAGCACGGTTGCCCACAGGTATGCTCCTGTAAATTATTTCATATTTTATCTGCTCTGATGGTTCGTGCTGCTGCCCGCGCTGTTTCCTTGAAAAGCACAGGTTTTTTTGACGAGCTATCGGTTAGAAAAGCGGTGTGTAGCGGATTGTGATCCGTTGCATCACGCTCGACCGCTACTTAATAGCGGTCGCCTGAAATTCATGGTAAATTGAGCAGACATAGAAACCCTCCAGACTGGTGAGCTTGAAGGGTTACGGTATTGCTTATTCAGGCATGAAGATAGACCCGCCAAACTCACGCTTTTTTGTAGCGCTTTTTTTAATTTGATCGAAACAAACGAATTGCGCCGCGTGAAAAAACACCATCTAATAGCTGTATATCTCCCTTGGCAATGATCAGCCCAAGTCCAGTTCCTTTTTCAGTATTGAAGGTCGGCATGATTCATCTCAATTGTCGTGCGGGCCTTCATCCAACTTTTTTATCGCTTTTCTGAATTCTTTCGCAAACACAATACCAGTACAGATCACCGCAGCAGTATCTGAAATCGGTTCGGCAAGATACACGGCTACTGTCTTATCAGGTAGCAGCATGGGGAGAAGATAGATGAGTGGGACCAACATGATAAATTTTCGGAATACTGCTACGAAAATTGAAGTCTTGGCATTCCCGAGGGAGATAAAGGTCATCTGGCAGGCTATCTGAACGCCCATAATAAACATGGCACCGGCGTAGATACGTAATGCACTTTTAGTATACGCCACCATTGCGGTATCATTTGTAAATAATGAGGCAAAAACCTGCGGAAATATCTGCACGGCAACCCACAGCAATACGGAATAGGTACAGCAACAGATCAAAAGCAGTCGAAAGGTCTGCTTGACACGAGCTGAATTGTGAGCACCAAAGTTGTAGCTGGAGATCGGCTGAGCACCTTGCGCAAAACCCTGCATCGGCAGCATGGCAAACTGCATCACAGTGCTCAGAATCGTCATGGCACCCACGGCAATATCTCCGCCATATTTCAGCAAGGAGGAATTGAAGCAGATAGAAATGATGCTTTCGCTTGCCTGCATTATAAACGGAGCTGCACCCAGTGCTACGCAGGACAGAAGGACATTGTCAAATCTGATATTTTTCATCCGGAGCTTGATGCTGCTTTTTGGGGAAGTGAGAAAATGAATTACCCACACGCAACTGATTCCTTGAGATATGATTGTCGCCAGAGCTGCTCCGCGCACCCCCATGTTCATGCCGAAGATCATGATTGGGTCAAGGATAATATTACAGATTGCCCCGATCAAAACCGTGTACATGCTTACTTTTGCATAACCCTGCGCCGTGATAAATGCATTCATGCCCAAGGTTAATTGTACAAAGACGGTACCAATCGCATAGATGTTCATGTACTGGGATGCATAGCCGATGGTGTTTTCACTGGCCCCAAACATTAAAAGCAAGGGTCGGTTCCAAATTAGCAGGGCTGCGGTAAGCACAGCGGAGATTACAAGCTGCAAGGCAACGCAGCTGCCCATAATGTGCTCGGCTCCCTCGTCGTTTTTTTTGCCCATCTCAATGGAAGCATTGGGCGCTCCTCCCATCGCAACCAGCATGGCGAAAGCCGACACGATGATAATGAGCGGTGTGCACACGCCCAGACCGGTAAGCGCCAACCCGCCAACCTCTGGCATATGGCCGATGTAGATACGATCCACAATGTTGTATAGAACATTGATCAGTTGGGCAAGAATTGCTGGTACAGAAAGGCGAAACATAAGCGGCCTGATTGGTTCTGTACCGAGGAAACTCTTATCTTCATTATGTGCCTTTTCCATAATTGTCCTCCGTTTCTTTTGTCTTTCCATCAGTCCGTTGATTCTTTCGGTTTCACGTTGTAGAAGCGGCGGACATTGTCAATGATTCGATCAAAAGAGTCGAAGAACTGCCTTTTCTCATCTTCCGAAAACCCGTCACCGATCTTTTTCATGAATTCTTCCTGTTGTTCTTGCCCATAACGGACTATCTCATCGGCCTTTGGAGTAATAAACAAACAAATCCGCTTTCTATTCGCCGAGTCTACTTTTTTGCAAATGTACCCTTTTTTATAAAGCTCGTCTGTCGCCAGTGAGACGTGAGATTTGGATATTTTTCGTACAGATACAATATCGGCAGCCGTATTAAGGCCGCCGTTGTTCGCAAGGAATAACATAACATCTACTTCTATTGCCGAGAGAGAATATTTGTTCATAACTTTTCTGCGGTGAAAATTATAGGCGCTTTCAACTTCTTTGAGCATGTTCCAAAAATTGTTTTTCATATGTAATTACCTCACGCACCTTAGTGTTCGATTTTGAACACGTAAAATTATAGTTCAAAATCGAACGGTTGTCAAGACGAAAATCTGATAGGGCATGTTTTAAAATGCTAATTCGATAGGGTTATCTTAGATGGTGAGCATAAAAAAATAATTACTTTTTCCTTATTGAAAAAATCATTTCCCAATCAAACCAGCAAACGTTTTGACCCCACGTCATGTTCAGGTGTTCCTCGGAGTTGTGCCGCACTCGCCATGTTCTACATTACCATACGAACAATACTAATTGTCCCTATTTTACTATCATCTCCAAAGGATAGCTCCCCCTCGCCTTTATGCAGCGAGGGGGAGCCGAGAGCTTCATTCATTCATGAGTCTTACCTTTTGCGGGTAGAGATACTCCAAAAGCTGCAGGGCATGGTAGTTGTCCGCCTCAATCAGCGTATGCCATAGATCGCTGTCAGGCGCGTTTTTCACTTTATCTATTGGCTGCAGGGTAGGATAAATAGGCTCGCCGAATTTAGCCACCGGCACGAGGTCGGAAAGCGCAATAGTCTCGCTTTCGCCGGAGGCAAGATGCAGACATACCGCATCGCCGCCGTTTATCTTGGTTACGCGGTACATATCATTGATGGCTCCGGTTTTTTTCGCCACGGTGCTGCCGCACTTTATTTCGATGCCGTAAAGAGGGGTGCATTCCGGAATGTGCTCCTCAAAAACAAGCCCAAATTTCTTTTGCTTTGTTAAGCGGGCTGCCTCCGCCATGAGCCGTTCGCGCAAGGCTTTGTCCTGCACCTGATTAATTAAGTCATTTAATGCAGCCATAATCAAACTCCTATCTATGAAATGTTTCAGTGGTTATACTGTCACATTATAATTCTACTTCAAGCTGTGTCCGATAAAACGGGCTCACTCCGCATCGGCAGGGTCGGAATTTTCCGCTGCGCCGCCGGATCGTATCCAGGCGTCAACTTCGGACAACTTGAATTTCCATAGCCTGCCTACTTTGTAGGCGGGCATATTTCTTTTTGCGATCCATTGCAGAATGGTTTCTCGCCCAACGCCAAGATACTCTTGCACTTCCTTGAGGGTGGACCATTTTTCAATGTTAATCTCGCTCACGCTATTGACCTCCATATTCTGTTCCGCAGTGCCGCAGGGTCTTATACCTGCGGCTTTTTTATCTGCGTGAGTGTCATATACACTTATACATTTAATATTATATCACAATAATACGCGAAAATCAATGAATCAAGATGAAAACGTTTATAAAAAGTCATAGATACGCTTTTTGTGTCAGCAAGAACCTGCAAAATTTCTTTTTGCTTCCTTCGTCAAAACGGCTTTCTCATGTCCAGCGAGTTATGAAAGCAAGAAAAAACCGCTTTCAGGCTGGAGGTGAAAGAGATGATTCAGGAACGAAAGGATACCCGGACACAGGTTGCGGACGAGGAGCTCATCGAAGTTCTGACTGCAATCAGCGTCGTGTCCAAACGTCTGGCAAGAAAACTGGCCTTGCTTGCCGGACAGAGCAAATCCATGGAAGGAGGAAAAACAGATGAGCAAAATGAGCGAAATGGCTGCGTCTATCGAAGAACTGCGCAGCGCTGCTGCCGCTATTAACGACGTGGCAAACTGGCTGGCCGAGGCGTTCGGCGGCGATGAGCCGAAATCGGAAGCCAAGCCTGATGAGCCGACGCTGACGCTGGAGGCGGTCAGAGCCGTCCTTGCGGACAAGTCCCGTGCGGGCTTCACTGCTCAGATTCGCTCTCTGCTCCAGAAGTACGGTGCCGACAAACTGTCGGGCGTTGACCCGGCAAACTACAAGGCGCTGCTTGCAGATGTGGAGGATATCGGGGCCCCCGAAGAATCCACAGATTCTTTGGGGAGAGGAGGAGCAGCGGAATGAACGAGCTTTCGTGTTTTCACGGAAGCGAGCGATATGAAGCTTGCGACGACGAGATGCCACCTAAAGGACACGCGATTCTCTCCGCATCCGGTTCTGACCGTTGGCTGCACTGTCCGCCGTCTGCTCGGCTTTGTGAGAGCTACGACGATAAGGGCAGCGATTATGCCGCCGAAGGCACCGATGCTCATGCGCTTTGTGAGTTCAGGCTCCGTCAGGCGCTGGGCATGGCGGCAACCGACCCGACCGAGAATCTCACATGGTTCAATGAGGAAATGAACGACTGCGCCACTGGTTATGCCGCTTATGTACTTGAACAGGTCGAAGCCGCAAAGCTGACCTGCGCCGATCCTGTGGTGCTCATTGAGCAGCGGGTGGACTTTTCACGCTGGGTGGAGGGTGGCTTCGGAACGGCAGATGCGTTAATTATCGCGGATGGCACCCTCAAAATCTGCGATTACAAGCATGGGCTTGGAGTGCTCGTCCGAGCGGAGGAAAACCCGCAGCTCATGTGTTATGCTCTCGGTGCACTGGAGCTATTTGACAAAATTTACGACATCGAAACGGTCAGTATGACCATCTACCAACCGCGCAGAGACAACGTTAGCACCTACGAAATATCCAAGGATAAGCTGTACCGCTGGGCTGACGAAGTCCTAAAGCCCACCGCTGAGCTCGCTTTCGCTGGCGACGGCAACTTCCTCTGTGGTGAGTGGTGCGGCTTCTGTAAGGCAAAGAACGACTGTCGTGCCCGTGCCGAGGCGAATCTTGCTCTGGCGCAGTATGAGTTCAAGCTACCGCCGCTCCTTACAGATGAGGACATCGAGGACATCCTCTCTAAGGTCGATGAGCTTGTCTCATGGGCATCGGATATAAAGGAATACGCCCTGCAGCAGGCAATCAGCGGCAAGGAATGGACCGGCTGGAAGCTGGTCGAGGGCCGTTCCAACAGGAAATACGTTAACGACGCGGTTGTCGCCGATGTCGTCGAGCATGCAGGCTTCGATCCGTATGAGCGAAAGGTGCTCGGTGTCACAGCCATGCAGAAACTGCTCGGAAAATCCCGCTTTGATGAACTCTTAAGTCCCTACATTGAAAAACCGCAAGGCAAACCCACGCTCGTGCCGGAGAGCGATAAACGCCCGGCAATGTCAACGGCAACATCCGATTTTTATGAAAATTAAGGAGGACAATCATATGTCTAACAATACGAACAAGGTCAACAACCCCATGAAAGTTATCACTGGTCCCGATACCCGCTGGTCCTATGCAAACGTCTGGGAGCCGAAATCCATCAACGGCGGCACTCCGAAGTACAGTGTCAGCCTCATTATTCCAAAGTCCGACACCAAAACCGTCGCCAAGCTGAAGGCTGCCATCGAAGCTGCTTATCGCGAAGGCGAGTCCAAGCTCAAGGGTAACGGCAAGACTGTGCCGCCTCTGGCCGCAATCAAAAACCCGCTTCGAGACGGTGATACAGAGCGTCCGGACGACGAAGCCTACGCCAATGCTTACTTCATAAACGCCAATGCAACAACAGCACCCGGCATTGTTGATGTCGACCGTAATCCGATTCTGATCCGCTCCGAGGTCTACTCCGGCGTGTACGGTCGTGCCAGCATCAGCTTCTATGCCTTTAATTCCAACGGCAACAAAGGCATCGCTTGCGGTCTCAACAACCTGCAGAAGGTACGTGACGGTGAGCCTCTCGGTGGCAAGGCCTCAGCTGAGTCTGATTTCGCAACCGAGGGCGATGAGGACTTCCTCGCCTAAAGCTTACATCATTTCCGGGCGGTGGCGGAGGGGCTTCTCTCCGCCGCTTTCCTTATTGGGGGCAACAATATGAAAACATTAGAAATCGATATTGAGACTTACAGCAGCGCCGACCTCTCCAAGTGTGGCGTATATAAATATGTAGAAGCTCCCGATTTCGATATAATCCTTTTCGCTTACAGCGTCGACGGCGGCGAGGTGCAGGTCGCTGATCTGGCTCAAGGAGAGAAGATACCGACTGAAGTGCTGTCGGCTCTGGAGGACGAGTCCGTCATCAAGTATGCCTTCAACGCCTCATTTGAACGCATCTGTATTTCACGTTTTCTCGGCTACCCTACTGGGGACTATCTTGACCCGACATCATGGCGCTGTTCCATGATATGGTCAGCGTATCTCGGACTCCCACTGTCGCTGAAAGGTGTCGGCGCGGTTCTCGGTCTGGATAAGCAGAAGATGGACGAGGGTAAAGACCTTATCAAGTATTTCTGTCAGCCCTGTGCTCCGACAAAGGCCAATGGTGGCAGGACGCGTAATCTTCCGTCCGACGCGCCGGATAAGTGGGTGACCTTCAAAGCCTACAATAAACGAGATGTTGAAGTGGAAATGCAGATACAGCAGAAGCTCGCAAAGTTTCCAGTGCCGGACAGTGTCTGGGACGAGTACCACTTGAGTGAAGAAATAAACGACCGGGGCATCCGTGTGGATATGCCGTTTGTGAAACGAGCTATCGAATTTGATGTGCGGTCACGCGCCCGACTCTCCGCCGCGATGCGAGATATCACAGAGCTGGACAATCCCAATTCTGTACAGCAAATGAAATCATGGCTGGCCGAAAACGGTCTCGAAACCGACACTCTCGGTAAAAAAGCAGTGGCGGCGCTGGTGAAGGACGCTCCCAGTGAACTTGGCGAGGTGCTGCAACTCCGCCAGCAACTTGCTAAATCATCTGTCAGAAAATACACCGCTATGGAAAACGCCGTCTGCGCTGACGACCGTGTCAGAGGGATGTTCATGTTTTACGGAGCCAACCGAACAGGCAGATTTGCCGGACGGCTGGTTCAGCTTCAGAATCTGCCTCAGAACCACATCCCAGACCTCGCCGAAGCGCGGAGTCTGGTGGCGGGTGACAACTACGACGCGCTCGAAATTCTGTATGAGGATGTCCCAGACACCCTATCCCAGCTTATCCGCACGTCGTTCATACCGAGAGCGGGTGCGAAGTTCATCGTTACGGACTTCAGCGCAATCGAAGCAAGGGTCATCGCGTGGCTTGCCGGTGAAAGCTGGCGTACCGAGGTGTTCAAGAACGGCGGAGACATCTACTGTGCGTCCGCGTCAGCAATGTTCAATGTCCCAGTCGAGAAACATGGCGTGAATGGTCATCTGCGGCAAAAGGGTAAGATCGCGGAGTTGGCGCTCGGTTACGGCGGCTCCGTCGGCGCACTCAAAGCGATGGGTGCTCTTGAAATGGGGCTGATTGAAGACGAGCTCCAGCCACTGGTGGGATCGTGGCGAAAATCCAATCCGCACATCGTCAAGTTCTGGTGGGATGTTGACCGTGCCGTGAAGACCGCCGTTAAGGAGAAAACCACAACATCCACAAATGGTATTAGCTTCTCCTACCAGAGCGGTTTCCTGTTTATAATCTTGCCAAGCGGCAGACGGCTGGCGTATGTGAAGCCGCGTATGGGCGAGAACTGCTTCGGCGGAGAGTCCGTGACCTATGAAGGCGTCGGCGGTACGAAAAAATGGGAGCGGCTCGAATCCTACGGCCCGAAGTTCGTGGAAAACATCGTGCAGGCTACCTCAAGGGACATCCTCATGTATGCCATGCAGACGCTCAGCTGCTGCTCCATCGTCGCCCATGTCCACGATGAGCTCATTATCGAGTGTGATAAGCGAGTATCACTGGACACGATCTGTGAACAGATGGCACGAGTGCCGCCCTGGGCAAAGGGACTAATACTCCGCGCCGACGGCTACGAATGCGATTTCTACAAAAAAGACTGATGAAGCGGCACTGAGTCCAGATTTGGGCTTAGTGCCTTTTTCAAAAATAATTGGTTTTCCTTCGTCAAAACGCGCCACTCATGTCCAGCGAGTAGTGAGAGGCGGCGACGCCCGAATTTTGAAGGAGGATCATCAATTATGTTCTATGTAAAAGAGAAACTCAATGATGCTGTGGAGGCGACCGTCGAGATCACCGACGAGAATGTCTTTACGCGCTGCCCCGGCTGCGGCGATGAGGTGAGCGTCGATCTTGCCGAGCTGTTTAGCGACGGTGAAAGCGACCTGTACGGCACTGCGGTCTACTGCGAGGAATGCAGCCGAAAGATTAGAAACGAGAGGTGCGGACATGGGAGTAAGCAAGTTTAATTCTGAGGGCTACTACGACCCGACAGCTTTCGGAGCACTTTCTGATATCGAAGCCGAGGAAAAGGCACTCCGAGCTTTCTGGCCTATCGTGTATATCTGTTCTCCCTTTTCTGGAGATGTGGACGGAAACGTCGCAGCGGCGCAGCGCTACAGCAGGTTTGCTGTGGACAAGGGCTACATACCCGTCGCGCCGCACCTGTTGTTTCCGCAGTTCCTTGACGACAACGACCCGAAGGAGCGCCAGCTCGGATTGTTCTTCGGCAACGCCCTCATGAGCAAATGCGCCGAAGTCTGGGTGTTCGGCAGTACTATCTCAGCCGGTATGGAGACTGAAATTAAACGCGCTAAGTGGAAGGACTACCGCTTGCGCTATTTTAATGAAAACTGCGAGGAGGTGCAGAAATGATTGATTTATCGGATAGAAAAAGCTTTCAGGAGTTTATGCTGATTAATTCGGCTCAAGCTTTGTCGAGAGAGCAATATGCCAGATTCAAAGCTGGGCTTGAAGCGATGCCGGACGATATGTTTTGGCAAGTTATCGCGGAGTGTATAGCTACAGCCCCGAAAAATTGCGGGTATAAGGAACAGGCAAAGCTGCTTGATGAAGTGAGAAACGCAAACGGCATAACTTCAAAAAATTCCGCAATGCACGATTTGCAGATGCATGTTATTTCAGATGAAGAAGCCGATCGAGTTTGGAAGCGCATAATCGCATCCCGTCCCAGCGATGAAATCAAGCTGACCGGCGATGAGGACAGTCGCCTAATCAAGCTCTGGGAGAAAGGCACCGAAGATGTCAGCATTCCTTCCGATCTGTTTTTCGCAAACACGATTCCGCTTTTGGACTGTAGGATCATTGTTGATGAAACCTGCCGTGAAAACGGTCATGTTGTTCCATATCGCGTTGTCGTATTCCCGGACTATGCCGAACTCATTCAACTGGCTGAAGAAAACGAGCCGGTCAATGTCGGTGCCATCGTAAACAATCCTGTCATAGGGCCCTGCTGCTTTACTCCATTTTATGTAGTCAAAGGCGTTGACAGCATTATGTTCAGCGGCGTGGGATACCATGGTGTGCCGGAAGAAAACATCAGGAAAGCACAGGCGACGATGACCATGCAGGATCTGTCACAGATGGCCATCTCGTTTCTCGAAACGTGGTATGGCATCCAGATCGCGCTTCTGCACCCGACCATGCGGGAGATGTTTCGGCATCCGAAGACAGCTCCTGACACAAAGTATTTGCCCGTGCACAGCACCAAGCGGAAAAACCGCGTGAAATATATCAAAGTCCACATCATCAACAGCGATGAGATGAACGCCGCCATGTTTGGTGAAAGCAAGACATACACCCGCCACGCTCTTGTTTGGTATGTTATCGGTCACTGGCGTACCATCAAAAGCGGGGTCAAAGTTTTCGTTAAGCCCTGTTGGAAGGGTCCGCTTCGTGACGTCAAGGTCGCCCTCGCTGAAAGAGAGCGCGTCATCGTTCAAGCTACGGGAGGTGCTCTGTAATGGAACCACAGAACAAATACGTCCTTTATGAGGAGGTAATCAATCATGCGTGAATTGAAGATTGCGCTCGGCAACTCCCGCCAAGCGAAATTTTGGTCAAATAAGACTATGTCCTTCGACGAAATATGTAGCCGACTGAAAACGCCGATACGCACGACCGAAACAGCCGAGGAATACGCCAAGCTGCCGAAGCCCAAGCGCGATGAAATCAAGGATAAGGGTGGCTTTGTCGGCGGACATCTGCGGGACAACCTCCGCAAGGTAGGAAATGTCTCCTGCCGCTCACTGTGGACGCCCGACATTGATAACGCAACGCCGGAGTTCATCGCAGCGTTGGAGGCAAAGCTGACCTTCAAGTGCGCGGTGTACTCCACACACAGCCATACGCCTCAAGCGCCCCGACTCCGTATTGTCGCTCCGTTTACACGGGATGTTTCTGCAGATGAGTTTGTGGCGGTATCGCGCTATATGGCTGCAGAGCTCGGCATCGATATGTTCGATGAATGTTCTTTCATTCCTAACCAGCTCATGTACTGGCCGACCTGCCCGTCCAACGGTGAATACATCTGTAAGTTCTTCGATGGCGAGTTGCTCGACCCAGATGCGATACTCGCGGCGCATCCGGACTGGCAGGACTGCTCTTTGCTGCCTACCACCTCGCGGGAAAGCAAGGTCAACAAGCCGAGTCAGAAGCCGCAGGAGGACCCGCTCGGCAAGCCCGGTATAGTCGGCGCTTTCTGCCGTACTTACAGTATCACAGCGGCAATTGAGAAATTTCTATCGGACGTATATGCTCCGTCGGTCTCGGAAGGCCGCTACGACTATATCCCCGGCGAGAGCACTGCTGGTGTCGTGATATACGATGACAAGTTCGCATACAGCCATCATGCCACAGACCCTGCCTGCGGAAAGCTGCTCAACGCATTCGACCTCGTCCGCATACACCGATACGGCGATGACGATGAGAAGAAATCTTTCTCCGCTATGATGGAGTTTGCGGTTAAGGACGAACAGGTCAGCTCACTGCTTCTGCGTGAAAAACAGGCGTCCGCCGCAGAGGAGTTCGATAATTGGACAAAAGGTCTGCAGCGCGACCGTGGAGGGTCGCTGCAAAACAGTCTGCACAATATAACACTGATACTCGAAAATGATGAAAATCTCAAGAATATATGTTTCAACCAACTCGCTGACGGTATGGAGATAAAGGGCGATGTACCGTGGCAGCACCCGGCGCGGTTCTGGCGTGATGCCGACGACGCGCAGCTCATCTGTTATATCGACGCTAACTACGGCAGTTTTTCTCAACGAAACTATCAGATTGGCGTCGCCAAGGTTGTAGACGACCGTTCCTACCACCCCATTCGGGAGTACCTCGCGCAGTTGCCACCGTGGGACGGTACGACACGCGCCGAAACCGTTCTTATTGACTACCTCGGAGCGGAGGACAACGCTTATACCCGCGCTGTCACTCGGAAAACACTCTGCGGCGCAGTTTCCCGTGTTCAGCATCCGGGCATCAAGTTTGATTATATCCCTGTGTTGAACGGACCGCAGGGTATCGGCAAGTCTACGCTGATCGCCAAGCTGGGTGGCGAATGGTACTCGGACAGCGTTTCGCTTACCGATATGAACGATAAAACCGCCGCCGAGAAGCTGCAGGGTTACTGGATTCTTGAAATCGGTGAGCTGGCCGGAATGAAGAAAGCCGATATCGACAAGGTCAAAGCATTCATCTCTCGGCAAGATGACAAGTATCGGGCCTCCTTCGGCAGACGTGTTACACCGCATCCGAGGCAGTGCGTGTTCTTCGGCACGACCAACTCTCAGAACGGTTATCTCCGCGACATCACCGGTAACCGCCGCTTCTGGACGATTACGACTCCCGGCACTGGCAAATGGAAACCGTGGGAGCTTACTTCGGAGACAGTTCAGCAGATATGGGCGGAGGTGCTGGTACTGGTCGAGCGAGGCGAAAAACTATATCTTGACGCAAACCTTGAATCCTTTTCTCAGGCGGAGCAGCGGAGCGCTATGGAGCAGGATGACCGTGAAGGGCTTGTGTGTGCATACTTGAACCTCCTTTTGCCAGAGAATTGGGCTGAGATGGATGTCTATGCAAGGCAGGAATATATCAATGACCCGGACGGTCCTACCCAGCCGAAAGGTACTGTGCGTCGTGACAGCGTCAGCAATCAGGAAATCTGGTGCGAATGCTTCGGCAAACGCAAAGAGGACATCAAGGCATCCGACTCTTTTGCGATAGCGGCGATTATGCTTCGTATCGAAGGTTGGCAAAGAACCGAAGATCGAGAGGTACAGCCCATATATGGCAGGCAGCGTTTATATAGGCGAATTGAAGCGTAATTGTGGACAGGCTCATGGGACAAGTTTAACAGCTTGTCCCAGTCCATCAGTCTGTCCAGCCCGTAAAACCTTTGAAATCGGGCAAAAACAGCGTATTTGCGGACGAGTGGACAGCTATTTCTATATAGTACAAATAATGATGAATATAAGAGAAAAAGCAATCCCGTCCACGTGTATTTGCGCGCGTATAGAAAATTCTGACCACCTGTCCACGGAGGAAAATGGCATGAGAGAAAAACAGATAGAACAAAAGCTCGTAAAAGCAGTGAAAAACATGGGAGGCATCGCGCCTAAGCTCGTGTGTCCCGCTTTTGACGGAATGCCTGACCGCATCGTCCTTCTTCCGGGTGGTCATATGGCTTTCGTGGAGGTTAAGACTCCCGGCGAAAAACCGCGTCCATTACAGATGGCGAGACACGGACTGCTTCTGCGGCTCGGTTTCAAAGTATATGTCCTTGATGATGAACAGCAGATTGGAGGGATTCTTGATGAAATACGAGCCTCATAACTACCAGACCTACGCGACCCGTTACATCGAGGAGCACCCGATATCCGCAGTTCTGTTGGATATGGGCCTTGGCAAAACGAGCATCACGCTGACAGCGCTGAATAACCTTCTGTTTGACAGCTTCGAAGCGCATCGCATTTTAGTAATTGCCCCGCTGAGAGTAGCGCGGGACACATGGACTGCTGAAGCAGATAAATGGAATCATCTTCAGAACCTCATATGCTCCGCAGCCGTCGGCTCTGAAGCGGAACGCCGTGCGGCACTGATGAAACCTGCTGATATCTATATCATCAACCGAGAAAATGTCCAGTGGCTCATTGAGGATAGTAAACTGCCCTTTAACTATGACACCGTAGTGGTCGATGAGCTGTCCTCCTTCAAAAACTATCAGGCAAAACGATTCCGGGCATTGATGAAGGTGCGGCCAAAAGTCAAGCGCATCATTGGGCTAACCGGCACTCCCAGCAGCAATGGCCTCATGGATTTATGGGCAGAGTTCCGGCTGCTGGACATGGGCGCTCGGCTCGGAAGGTTTATCAGCCACTATCGGCTTGAATACTTCCAGCCAGACAAGCGCAATGGACAGGTCATCTTTAGTTACAAGCCTCTGCCCGGAGCGGAACAACGTATCTACGACAAAATAACGGACATCACCATCTCCATGCGTTCCACTGACCTTCTGAAAATGCCGCAGCTGGTCAACAGCGAATACACCGTCAGGCTCTCCGACGAGGAACGTAAACGGTATGACGGTCTGAAGCAAGATCTGGTCCTACAGCTTCAGGGCAGCGAGATCACCGCCGCAAATGCCGCTGCTCTCACCGGTAAGCTCTGTCAAATGGCAAATGGCGCTATATACGCTGATGATGGAAGCATCGTGAATTTACACGACCGGAAATTGGACGCACTGGAGGACATTATTGAAGCCGCTGGTGGAAAGCCGCTGCTGGTAGCGTACTGGTTCAAACATGACCTTGCCCGCATCACAGAACGGCTGATTAAGCTCCATGTTCCGTTCTCCAAGTTGGACAGTTCTGAGAGCATCAAGCGTTGGAACGACGGCGAGCTTCCTGTGGCGCTTATACACCCGGCTTCCGCTGGTCACGGGCTAAATCTTCAAAGCGGCGGCTCCTGCATCGTCTGGTTCGGGCTGACCTGGTCGCTGGAATTATATCAGCAGACCAACGCCCGCTTGTGGCGACAGGGACAGAGTGCCAAAACGGTTGTGGTGCAGCACATCGTTACCAAAGGCACAATCGACGAGCGGATTCTGAAGGTGTTATCCAAGAAGGATAGCACTCAGGCGGAGCTTATCGACGCGGTAAAAGCTGACCTGCACATC